GAGAAAATGACGATAGCAACAAACTGTTCTGATTTATCTCAGCTTAAAAAAATAGCTTCTCAGGTATTCTCAGAACAGTACCTAAGGAGCTATTTTTTGTTTCTCTTTTGAGCCATACGATAAATGGAAGTAAGCATGATCTACTCCTAAGGTGTCGTTTATATTCTATTCACCATCATGAAGTTATGCTGGATTGTTTTATTAACGGTTAATTTAGCAATTGCATTATTTGCTACTCCTTACTTTGTAATATTGTTATTAACGGAGACGACTATTCTGAGTTTTAAGTTGTATTATTGGTATGAAAGGAACACGAGATAAATCTAGATATCCATATGTCTATGAAGTCAAATGAGAAAATCTAGAGCCTCATACCATATGGATGCTTAAACCATTTGATGTTAAGAGGAAAACTTTCAAATGTAGGAGATGTGGGAAATGTGTATTTTGGGCAAGAAATCAAAAGTGAAAAAGAATCATGATTTCTGCAGAAAAAGATCATCGATCCTGACATTGGTATCCTATTTATCACTATTACGATTGTAAAAAATGATAGAAATAATGCTAGCACTTGCATATCTTACCGCTCCATTAGATTCAGGATTGACTCCTGAGCATACTATTATACATAACTGATATGCTTCTGATTCAGTTGTACAGGATTATGTACAGTATGCATACGATAAATGAGGAATAGATTTTGTGAAGCTCATAGAATGTGAAAATGGTAGACGAGATCCATATAGAATCTCAGCTACTAATGACCATTGAATTTGTCAATTGCATTACAAGTACAATAGTGACTTTATAGACTCAGTAGACTTTAAAGATGTCTATAAGCAAATAGATTATTGCTATGAAAAGTACAAGGTAAATCCTAACTTATGGTATTGACCAAAAAGAAAAATTAAGTGACAAAAGTGTACAGACTTTGTCAATAATAGATTTATTATAAATTAGATCATAAATGAAACAATTATGGATATTAGTACTAATTTTATTACTTATAGATTACTTTTGGATTAGTTATGAGCTATCCATCCCTGTATCATAGGAATGCGGATCGCCTAATAGGATCGTAGTCAGGTAAGTTTATCTAGAGATAGTAAACAAGGTAGTGACTTTACCTTCATTAACTCCTGCAACATACTCCACCTAGTGTGTATAAAATAGAATTAAAAGACTCAATGATATGGGATATATCACAATGACTAAAGAAGAAGTAAATAAACTCCATGAAGAGCTAAATGAGCTATCTGCTTCTGAAGAACAGAATCTCAAAAGGATGGTAGAGATAGCTAAAATTTTGAATGCACATTATATGTGAAAGAAAAATGATAAAAAAAACTCTAGCATTGACACTCCAAAAAAATTAGATCATTAACAAAAAACTAGATCGTTTGATCTAGCTTTTTTTAATTACTTCTTTTTTCCTCCACAAGGCATGATCATATTATGTTAGGATCTAAAAGATATTTTATCTTTCTCTAGTTTGCATAGCACATTGAATAAACATTCTCTGCAACTATTCAGATAGAGATCATATGTACATTTATCTCATTCTTTTGAGTATTCGTATTTATCCATTTGTATGTTTCTCAAGTTCTAAAATTTTCTGCACCTCACTTCTGATCAATCCACTATGAGCTTTTGGATTATAATATTTATTCAGATAATTATCTAGTAAAGATATCATGTCTGCTAGAAAATTATCTGTCCATACTTTTTCGTTCCATAATAATACTCTACATATAGCTTCCACTGGAGTATCATTCTCATGGCAAGTATGTCGTCTCCTATGCTCTCATACTTCTACTACATTTATATTATATTCATTTGTCTTCCCTCACTTAGAGGATGGTATCTCATGATGTCTATTATATTCTTTTTCCTTCATGCATGATCTATAAATAATAATATAAATTATTTTTTCATCTCTGACCTTATCCATTCTATATCTTTCTGAATTTCTTTCAGAGTTGTTTTGATTCATATAATATCAAATTCTGCTACAGTTTTCTCTAACTGCTTAACTCTTCAGTTTAGATTACTCCATGTCACTCATAAAGTGAAAATAAACATAACAAAACTGATTAGAGTTCATGGGTCTGTTATATAATTATAGAATTGTTCCATCTTTACTATTTTTGTTAATTAAAGTATCTTTTTTTGCTTCTCATACCTTTTGTCCAAAATAGAATGAGATTATAGATGTTACTGCAAACTCAAACATCTGCAGTATAGTTTTAGCTAGTTCATTCTCTACATTCTGAGCTATCACTACTCGTAATACTAGAAAGCATAACACAGTCATTACTTCTAGGAATACAATCTTAGTTACACTCATACTCTCTCGAAATGTCTGCATGATTATATTATTAAGAGATAAATCTGATTAAGATATTCAGTAATTAGCTTTAGTCTGATTGTAATAGTCTGCTACTTCTTGTGCTGTTCGTACTCTATTCTCAACAAATATTTCTGACATATAAGCTGTAAGCTGTGTTCTACTAGAGCCTGTATCATACCTACCTCATATTTGGTATCAATTTCATCAATTATATGGACTATTCCTTGTAGCTACTTGTGTTCAGTTTTTATATACTATTACAGTTCACGATGATGTGTATGTTATAGTTATTAAATTCCATCAAGATAAATTTATGTTTCAGGTATCTGCACTAAATGTTCAAAAATAGAAATTAGTTCAAGAACTTTCCCCAGCTCTACAAAATGCCCATATATTATAATTGCTGAATGCTTTATATTGTCAAAATGCTGGTTGGTATTCTCATTTTTGACTTGTTGGGTTTATCCAAAAACTCACAGTCATATCCATTTTTAATGATGGAAAATCCGAGTTTAGTAAAAAGTTATTTCAATTTATATATCCTACTTTTTTTCAACTAGATAATGTTGTAAATGTTATACTTCAAGTTGGGTTATATGCAGTACCTCAGCTATGGTCTAATGTATCATTTTCTAATGGGAGATATAACAAGGTATTAGCTCATGGTTGCCATCCACTAGGTCGCACTTGCTTCTCTACCCCATTTACCCACATCATTATTCTATTTAGTTTGTATCACATCGGTTAAGATTAAATATAAATCTGATTATAATCCATAGTTAGCTTTCGTTTGGTTGTAGTAATCTGATATTTCTTGGTCTGTCCATATTTTATCCTCTATAATAATTTCTGATAGATATGTATTATTTGTATAGTTAGAATTACTAGCATCCCAAATCTGATTTAATTTTAGTTTTTGGTCTCCTGTTCTATGAGTAAAGGTAATGCCAGATTCAGAATAATTTTTATCTACACAATAAAATTTTGCTTTACCTATACTTTGTGTCCACGAATAGACAATTAAATGCCGTTCATTTGTGTTAATATGATAGTAAGTTCAATCTCATGGATGTATTGTCCCAAACAATCTCATACAACCTGTACTTCAGTTATACTGCATATCTACCATAGCTCTTGGGTATGTATCGCCATAATCATATTGTGGATTTACCCACATCAAGAAAGTAAAATCTCAAGGCAATGGTATCGTTACTTGATTAGTCTATGTAGAACTATCAAAATGCACATATTTATTATTTCAAATTGTTCAATATGTTACACTACCTCTAGATAAAGCCATATTCCTATTATTTCCACTACTATCATTCAGATTTCAGTCAAATTTATAATAAGCTACCGTATTAGCTCAAGGTTCTCGTGGTGCTACATACTCTCCTATATAAGCATTCTTTAGTTCTGTTTCTGTATTATTCGGATATAAATAAACTCACATAGTCTATAATAACATAAATTAAAAACTATCTATTCCCCTCTGAATCGTTTCATTGTCATTGGTCTGAACTCTGTGTTGCTCATCATTCCACTGTGAGATACAGAGTATTGTTGTCGTAGCTTGATAGGTTAGCATAGTCTCACTCAGTTCATGCCCAGATTTTCATTCAGCTTGTTAGTATGTTATTAGGTTGGCTACTTACCATTACATCTCATCCACTTGGTGCTTGCCATGTAGGAGTTCAGTTTACATTAGTTAGCACATCTCAGTTAGTTCATCCACTTGGTACTCCTGTAACTGTAACAGCTCATGTACTTCAGTTTACACTTGTTACTCAGCTGTTGCTAAACTCTGTACCATTTAGACTTAATCCTGTACCTGCTGTATATTTCGTATCTACTGCTTGTAATGTTAATGTTCAGTTACTATAGCTCTGTGACATATTAGTACCTGCCATTATCTTTACTACTGCTTCTCTCGTTTCTACTGTCCATGTTCATCAGTTTGCATTCGTTAGTTTATATACAAATACTTGGTCACCTTGCTGTGATGCAGATTTAGTAGTTACACTTCTATAGTATTGGAATTCTACCTCTGTTGGAGTTGTAGGATTATTTAAGTACGCCATGAAAGCCATTCTTCCCTGTGTTCAGCTTGCAGGATTAGAGTTAGAGCTAGCTCTACAGTATACAAGTCATCATCTGTTGTATGCTGTGATAAAGTCGTTCCATGTAGAATTACCATAAGATAGGATAGTTAGTCCCTCTGCACTGATTACATTATTAGTTATATCTATATTAGTTCATGCTGTTAGTACATTTTGCTTACCATTAAGAGCATTTGCTAGAGCTGTATTATCTGTTGGTTGCCCTGCAATATTAGCGAATGCTACAGTCTTACCATGATTAGATTGTAATAACCATGTTTGTCAATCATACACATAAACATCTCAGATTTCTATTTCATCTGTTTCTGGTGTTGTAGATGCTGTTCATGTATATGAGCTTCAGTTTGGTCTATAGTTTACTGGAGGAGTAGCACTAGATACTACCTCTATAATAAAGTAATCTCATGTTGTATATGTATAAGGAGTAGCAAGAGGAAAGCTGATTGGCTGTCCTGTTGTAGAATTCCATAGACTTAGGAATTTACCTAGTCCCATCATGTCTGCTATTTTTCAGTCTAGGATTCTTCACTGATTAGCAGATAGAGCGGATGTTGTAGATGTAGAATCTAATGCATCTACTACTGTTGTAGGTGCTGGTATAGGTCATCCATCTTTAAGTACCTTACCTGTTATCCCATCAAATACTGCTAGGTTTCAGTCTGTAGAGCTGTTAGGTCAGATTACATCTCATGTACCTTGTCCTCATGTCGTACTGATTACATTATTCTGGTCTATAGAAATACCTGTACCTGCTGTTAGCTTAGGTTGGAATGTATCTACATAGTTTCTTAAAGTCTGAATTAGATTATCTACCTCACTAGAATAGTAGACTTGTTTCCATGTCCCTGTTCAGTTATCAAAGTAGATTTTTCAGTCGTTAGCATATATCCATCTAGCATAATCTCCACTTGTAGTCTTCCAGTTAAGTAATAATCCACTCTGTGTCCATCAGTCAGATTGGAGAATCTTCCCTGTGGTTACTCATACAGGAAAGTTATCAGATGGTTTTATGTTAGCCACTAACTGTAAATCAGTATAGATTTCGTTATCTCCATTGACTTGGATTAGGTTGTTCTCCTCTCTCAATAGAATAGATATAACCTTATTCGTATCTATCCCTATTCCTGTTCCTCATGAGTAGGGGAGTTGTCATTCTACTATTCTTGTTGGCATTGTTATTTAAGTGTTAAGTAAATATAAGCATTATCATTTATTTCATTTCATGTTACAGTTTTTACCCATTCATCCGTTGTTATTTGTGTATAACCAGTAAGGTCTATATCATAATCACTAATATTTGTAGTTTCTCATCTTCACATTCAACTATTGGTTGTCTCTCATGTTGTTTTATAGTCCCATATAGCTTGATAACAATACCACCAATTAGATGACCTTGTACTGTCTACAAAAAATATTATTTTCATGTTCGTTCAATTCTTCCAGAAGGAAACATGAGATGCCTCATAGTATACACCACTTGATAGGTCTCATGTTACATTATTCATTCTATATGCCATATCGTTAGTTGTGTCTACCTTCCTATATGTATATACTCCACTTTCGAGTGAGCTTGAAGAACTTCCCTCTAAACTATATACTGTGCATCCATAGTATTTATTTCACTCTATCCATGATACTGAGCTTTTGATTCTTGGAGAGCCATCTTTCATCGATACTCTTTGGTTAAACAAAGTAAGCCCTCATGATAATACCCCACCATCTCATTGTTGTATCTGGTCTATATATGTGTGATAATCTTCTACTGAAGCACTTGTAGGTACACTTACTCATTTGTTAATTATAGATGTCCTTGCTGTTGCTTTAGCTCATTGTAATCTTGTTATTTCACTCGCTATTGTCATTCTTATTATAGGTTAGCAAGTAAAGTTTCTACATCTCCTAGTACATCATATATTGCATTCTTACTAGGGGCATGAGTTGTATCTCAGTCCCATGCACTAGAAAAAGCTGAGTCTGATACAAGTCCACTTGTTGTAGTTTGTAATGCTGTAATATCTCCTTGTATAGTAGTTATATCTCATTCAATATTAGTAATATCTCATTGTATTCAGCTTATTGTATTGTTTATTGTATTTACTGCTGTTGCTACTGCTCAGTTCTGGATAGCATTTGTACTAGATGTACTAAGTGTACTATCTACTACAGGCTTTCATGTCAAGTCTGCAAAGCTACCACTCAATGCTACAGCACTTACATCATTTGCATCCAGCTTGTTATTCCATGCAGATTTCTCTGCACTTGTACAATATAAACTATCTCATGCTTCGTTTATATCAAAAGTAGTTAGAGTAACTGCTCATGTTTGTCAGTTTACACTACTTACTGCTCATGTAGGGAATCTTAATTCTACCCAATTACTTAGAGTTGAATAAGGATCTGCACTCAGAATATATGTCTTGTTATCATTTGTTACTACTCCTATATCTCACTGCCTAGCTTGTGATAGGGTAGTCAAATCTCCTAGAGTAGTTACTGTATATACATTCATTGCTCATACTGATGGTACTATACTTCCATCTATTTTTCAGTTTTGTCAGATTACTGGAATCTCTCATGGATTAGTACCTACATCTAATGCTGATGCAGTTCATAGTGTTGGTTTATTTATAAGGTCATTATAATCTCATGTATGTGCAACTGTAGCTAATGCTTGAAATAATGCATCTATCTCTGGTTTAAAGTATATCTGTTTGAATGTACCTGTTCCATTATCTGCATAGAGCTTTCAGTCATCAGCATATAAGAACTTTACTTCATCTCAGCTTGTAGTCTTTGCCAATATAAGAGTTCATGTTGCTATCCATCAGTCAGCTTGTAGCACTCTACCTGTCTCTACTCCTACTGGTAAATCATCTGATGGTGTTATTCCATCAGTTAATTGTAAATCTACATAAGCCTCATCATCATCGTTAATGATAATCAGATTATCTTCTTCTCTTAGACTTAATTCTATAACTCTATCATTTTTCAGACTATCAGAATTTATTCCTGATCATGCTGTCAATGCTTCATTTCATGGATTGACTAATATTGGAGTTTTTTTCATCTAAAATTTTATAAAAAGTAAATCTACATTCACAGTCATTGTAGCTGTTTCTCATTCAGTATTTGTATCTAGTCATATCTTTATATCATATTCATCATTAGTTACTTCTATTATCTCCCAGCTGAAAGTTTTATCCAATTTTGCAAATTCATTCCAATCAGTTGGATTTATACTTTTTACTAATAAATATCTTCAGCTTTCTATATTCACAGTATCTATTATATTTTCTCCATCCATCAGTAGTCATAATTTCTGCATTGTGGAAATTTTAGGATATTGCTTCATTAGATTATTCATTCAGATTCAGATCTTTTGGATATCCATTTTATTCTCATTTATTTTTCATTTGTTTGCATTTACTTTTTCTCACAACTCCAATATAGATCCCCATATCTCAGCATTTGTATTTTCTTGTCATTCTGATTTTTCAAAAAATCCTTCTAGAAAACTCACAATCATAAGCAATACATTTCGCAGATCATTATGGTCTTCATCATGTTTTTTTACAGGATGCTTTTCAATTATATCCCTTATTGTATTTAGCGTGGCATTCTTCTCCATAATAATTCTTGATTATTGATATAAATAGTATCCCAAAAAATTACTCTAACTACATAGTTTCACATTAGATAATAGTCAGTACCTTTGTAGTACTCTTTTTCTATCTTATCTGATTTATAATCTCCAAACATTTTCCTATTATTCAGCAACTAAATGTACTTTAAATTCATATTTTATTATATCTCATTTCTTTAGATGGAGTTCTTGAATCTCTTTAATTACAGTTTCTTCATCATTTAGTACTTTTTTTATCTTAGGTTTGATATCTATATCCTCATCGACTTTTTTTTCAAAAAAGAATACCTTATGATCAGGCTCATCCATCCCTACAGTTGGAGTTATCTTTTCTCCATTCCAATCCATATAAATTTCATCCCAGAGTTTTGTCATGTTATTTACCATATAAGCTAAAATACTTTTGTCTATCATATTCTGTTATATCTTCATTTTCTTTTTTTCTAAGTTTGCTTTTGATTTCTCTATCAGCCAGCTTTCTCAGATTTTTGTTTTGCTCTTTGAGTTTTTTATTAGCTTCCTCAAGCGAGTCAATTTTTTTGTCTTTCCTGTATTGTTTACTGTCTTTATACAGTTTGACTTGGCTTTCTTCTCGGATCAGCATATCCGTTTTTTGATAATCGCATACAATTTCATGACATCATGGATAATGTCACCTTTTATCTCTTTTTGCATAGATGTGATTATCTTTGACATATACATATAGCATAGTATATAAAATCTAGATCTAAATTATTGTACACTTGTTATTGTAAACATGAATACAGCTACAGCTATTATTACAGCAAAAGCGATATACATACATCTTTTTCTTTTTCTCTCCTCATTTCTTTTCAATAGATTATCTCTATGAAAAATTGTTTTCCCCATAATGATTTTATTATGAATTAAAGAGCTTGTACATATATTGTATCTCCAGATGTTCACATTACCCACAATTCATTTAATGCTTTTACTGATGTTAATGGTCTTTGGAGTTCTCCTCATACTCATAATGCAATACAATCTTCAGGATCTGCATTTTCTCGTTCAGCTATATATACCATATCTCAGTTATTAGGATCAGTCGCTATAGATATTCAGCTCAATAATTGTCCATAACTATCAGCTATTTGATTAGCATTATCTGCTGGTGTTATATCATCAGCCATATTAGTCGTATCTACTCATAGACGATCTATTTTGATTTGTTTCCATGATCCATCCATTACAATAGTTTTTAGCATCCCATAATTTTACAATATAAATATCATTCTACTTGCCTTATAAATACTTTTTTTACAAAATCAAAAATTACCGTTTTCAGGATATTTTATATCATTACGGTAATTCTTGACTGATATTATTTAGATATTCCCATACAAAAAATTTAGACAATTCATTACATTATTTTCTCGATTTTCTGTGCTACTTGCATAAATATATTTGCAGTCTGTTTCACAATTTCAGTATCTACTTAGATCTTGTATAAATTGTTTATTACCCAGATATCAGTTATTCAGGGCTTCTCAGATTTTGAATATTCATTCTCTCATGGTTGCATATTCTACTGTATCTCATCTGTCATTATTCCCTACATTTCAGATATTATTTTTAGATTTTAGAGCTCTTCCTAGATCAGAATCTGCTCGTCATATGCATAATATTACTTCAGGTTTTACATTCCATTTATTACCTGCATCTATAAAATCTTGTGGATTTAGTCAGTATTCTCTTGCAAATGCTTCAAGTGTAGGCTCTACTTTTGGTAGAGCCTTAGCTTGTCATTGTGAGTTAGTCCTAAATTCAATTTTCTGAGGTACTTCTACTTTCAGATACTCACATCGTCCAGTCATAATTCAGCATCCATATTCTTGTACAAACTCAATTCTTTTTTCTTTAGCTTCCTTTTCTAGTTCTCATTGTTTAGATTTAATTTTTAAGTTTTCTTCTTTTAGAGCTTCAATAGTTTTTACATTCTGCAAATAAACTTCATCAATCTGTTCCCATTCAGACGATAGTGACTGGATTTCTCACAGTCTTTTTTGTACTTCTTTTTTTCAGTGTGCATGATCTACAGCTATACTCATAGAATGGAATAGCAGTATTCATACAATAGCAATTATTGCTACAATGTAGAAATTACCAGTTTTTGTCAAAAACTGTAAAACATTAGCGGAGGTTTTCATGTTGTAATGAAAAAGAGGATAAAAATAGTTTATAGTCAAGTCAATATGTCTTGACTTACACAAACTAAAGTGTATCCTCTACCGTGTGTAGAGGACGAAAGGAGGTCTTTTAGCGGAGGTTTCCTCCTCTACACTTCAATTTGCTTGATATAATTATACTCAAAAATATTTTTCTGTCAAATTTTTACTGACTTTTTTGTTCTGAGATGGAAAATATATTATTAGCCTTGTTTGTGTTGTTCATGATAGGATTTGTATCATGGATTTTTTATTTAGACTGAAAATCAAAAAATAAACATATAGATCCTTTAGATAAATTTATATGAGTAAAAAAGAGGAAATAATTCCTCTTTTTTTATTCGTTCCATATATTCATAATTTCTTTTGCAACTTTCTTGTAGTTGTCTACTCATTGAGCTTTTAGTACATTTTTAAGTTCTTTTTCTGTTGTATATCTTCATCTCAATGCCAATGCTAGATATTCAGATGTATTTATTTTGTCTGCATCTTTTAGTCATTTATTAGTATCTACTACATAGTCATTTACGATTTTTGCCACCTTATCGCTACTAATATTTTTATTGTTATTCAGATGTTCTAGAGTATACATTTCAGCTAGTACATCATCTCATATCATGTTGCTCAATTGACTTACACTACTTTTCATATCGCTTAAATGCATCATAGGACTTTTTGTAAAGTATGTTTTTGCTACCCAATCATCTACTTCTTCCTGAGGCTCATCACCATTCCATTTTTTGAGAAAGTCTGCATACTTAATTTTTCATCCACGAAGTTGTGTATATAGTTCTTCATTTGAATATGTTTTATTATCTTTTGAATTAGAGTCGCTTTTTGAGTTAGAGATATCTTTTGAGTTATAATATGCCATTTTATTTATATCTCCTCATTCTCTCTGAAGCATAGATAGTACTACATTTCTCTTTTCTTCATTGCTAAGTTTTTCCCACTGATCATTACTCATAGCTGTATGAGTCCATCTTTGTTTTCATCATTGAGTATAGAATGCATTTATTCATTTTGATACAGCTTTATCAAATGCTTTAATAGTTGTTTCTATAGGATCTCATAATAATTTAGCAGTATATAATGTTCCACTTCATGAAACAAAAGGATCTCACTTTACATAATCTACTCATTCAACCAATCCAAGACTCTTAGCCACATCTGTAGTCATAGCTGTAGGATTATTATTCCTTTCAGTCCTCATATTACCTGTACCTGTTCAGTTATCTCCATATAATTTATCATAGTTGTAATTTAATTGGTCATATTTATAGTTCATATTAGCCTGATCCATCTTCTGATTCCATAGAGCATTTTGTTCTTGTAACTGTAATTGTCTTTCTTTATAGTCCCTTTCCCATTTTTGGCTCTCTTCTTCTATCTGAGCTTCATATATTCACTTATAATAATTATACTGATTCATGAGATTATCTCTCTGCTTGTATAGTTTTTTGCTTCTATTGTTTATGTAGTTTTGGATCATATACTCTGGTACATTTTCTCCAGTAGTTTTAGATAATCTGCTTCTTGCATCTTCTGCTAGGTTTCAGATTGTCTGATCTAGTTGGTTTATCTGAGCTTGGTAATAGCTCATCCTTTCAGCATAGTTTACTATTCACTGATTCTGAGATAGAGCTGTATCCAAATCCATCCTATCCAATGCACTTCATCCAGCATTTGCTACAGTTTCGTTTAGATAATTATTTATAGATTCTCATGTTTTATCTTGTAAAGATTTTTCACTATTTGTAAAGTTACCTGAAGCTATCATATTTATTTGAGACATTGTATCCTCTTTCTTTTGATAATCTTGTAACTGCTGATATTTCTCAGGATTAAATGTTTGCAGATCTCTCATGGCTTGTCATCATGATAAGATACTTCATGCTTTTATAGAGCTTGCTAATTGTGGTACACTTAGAGCATTTATGTTTTGGTATTGTTTTAGTCTAGCTTCTGCTTGTTTCCATTCTAGAGAATTATGGTCATATGGAGCTGTATCAGCTCATGTTATCATTTTCCCAAAAAGCTCCGTTGTGCTTCATTGTAAGAATGTATTTACATCTACATTCTTTCCTTTTGGCTCTGCTTTATTTTCTTTTTCCATTTCTTTCACTTCTAGCTGAGTTTTATCTTTATCATTTTGTTCTGCTATATCTCAGATTCTCTTCCAGACACTTTCCACTGTATTAAATCTATCAGCTTCAGTACTGTTATTCCAATTTTTTTGACTCCCTAAAAAAGATACTACATCTTCTTTACTTCTTTTCCCTTCATTATATAGAGCACTTGCTATATTGTCATTTCTTCTTGCTATATATCATGCTTCAGCACTATTAGCCAGTTGTGCATCCCATCAGTATTTATATTCAGGATCTAGATCAGCAGTTCTGATATTAGCATTATATGGTATGTTAGAGTTAAGAGTATTTTCTCATGTGTATTTCTGATTCATACCTCATGGAGTACTTATCTGATTTGCAGGAGTACTATCATCTCCATACTGATTAAGATTTAGATCAGCATTTTGTAAATGCTCCTCTGGTTTTCGTTCAGCCATTCTATTTAATATAAAGATTAAAAGTAATTTGTCTTCTCTTTTACATCGTATTCTAATAGTAGACTACGGAGTACTGGACTTGCATTTTCTTCATCTCATCTATGTATTACCACTTTATATTCTATTACTTGTCGATCCTGCATAAAATTCCAATCTCCAGCATTATCAAATCGATGTACACAAGTTCCTATATTATATTGTGTTAGTCAATTATTCTCTTCACCACTATCACTAAAGTCTGCATCAGATTGTTCTATATGTGCTATTTTTATCCAGCAGTTATCATTAGGAGAATTCCATTCTCTATTTCAGCATACATATACATCTATACTTCCATTCTCATCTGTTAGATTATTCATTTCAAATTGTGTTATCCGTCTTACCAATTGTTTAGTAAATTCTCCACCATATTCAGTTTCTATTGCTCTTGATATTAGCATTCATTCTTCTGCATATCAGTATGGATTAGCTGTATCGTATATTCTTGCACAGTATTCAGCATCATTATAACTTACAAATATGTAGTCCTTAGCAATAGCCAATCCAAATGGAGTCTTATTATCATCTTCATCATTAAATTTTCGTCTGAGATTACCTACAGGCATCTTCTTAGCATCATACCAGTTGAATTCCCATATTCATTCCACATCTGCTACATATGCTCTACCATCATATCGAGCCATGTCATATCCGCATGGTCATGTAAAGAATCCTAGTTTATGTTGTATATCGTATGGACTTAGTCATGCTCTGTGACTTCTCATTACAGGATATGTTTCATATCATATTATCTCTCTTAGACTTACATTATTATTGCTTCCATCTAGAGATATTACTACCATCTCTTTAGTCATGTGAGGATATACTCTCTGTATCCTTGTATTAGGCAGATCCACACTCTTCATCAGTCCACTATCTTCCATATCGAATATTCATGGATAATAGTGAATTTTTGTATTTCAGTATCCATCATCGATAAATATTTCTACATAGTCAGCTTTAGGAGATATCTCTACAATATTACAGTTTCAGCTATATCTTTTTACGATTTTCCATCCACTTGCATATAATGATCATGCATCATCTGCAGGATTATACACCCATAGATAGTTACCATTCCCTACTAATAACATAGAGTTATTAAGATTGCATATACATGAGCAGTATGGAGGTGTAAATTCTCAGACACTTGGATCTTGGTTTCACATCACTACTGGAGCATCTCATGTATTATCCACTGGTATTCTTGTTATTTGTCCACCACCTCATAGATCATAAAAATATATTCATGCTCGTGCATCAGTTTTAGCTCATATCATAGCTACTGAATTGTTGAATATTACAGCATCATATGGAGTTACATTAGCTCATACTGTTCATAGTACAGTTCAGTTACTAGGTCGTTCACTTGGTGTCATTCTTTCTACATTAGCAGAGCTTCCACCAGTTATAGGTATTCTTACTATATAATCTCCAGCACTTATTAGTTTGCATGAGGTATGTGTTGTATCTTTTTGTCGTCCAGTAGTTAGTTTTATTCCTCTTGGATCATCGAAAACATTTAGATTTTCAGCATATTGAAAACTTCAAGCCATTCCCATGAATGGATCGTCAGTCACTCCATATTGTCGTGTCCTTTCTCTTATTATTCCATCAGGTAAACTCATTGTTTTTTATTTATTATTCTAAAAATCTTACATCCAAAAATTGCTCTACTACAGGTCTGCTATCTCTATTGTTTAGCATTCATAGAGCATTCTCTACCTCTCTTCCTCGCATTTCATATTCTATTTGAGCATTAGCTCTATCAGTTTCATGTCGCTTCAATCTAAAATCCAAATACATATCCAATGTATCTATTAAGTAGAATGGTATATTGACATCAGACTCTTTTGTATTAGCATCTATATCTTCTTCCCAGTAATTGTAGCGTATTTTGATTCCATCAGTCACTCAGATCTGTGGAGTAGGGAATATCACTATTTCATCCTTATTCCAAAACTCAAATCTAGGTTTATTCTTCCATTGCTTTTCCCACTTCTTATCAGGAAATTCCTGAGTTAATACTTGTGGACACACATGATATATAGGCAGATTTGTTTTAGGATTTAGCTTGTATGCTACCTCCAATTGTATTACTGATACAAAATCTTTTAATCCGTTTAATGGACGTGTGTTTGTAGTTCCTATCGGCAACTTATATGTATTTTGTCATGCTACTGTGTTTATTCCTATTACATCAGCAAATAGATTATTTCTTCAGATACTGATTAGCTTTTTCTTCAGCTCATTGTATCATTCTTTCATCCATATTGCTCATAGACTTTCAGAGATTTGTTTAGCTCATCTTGTTCTTGAAGTCCTCCACTCAATGAATCTATCACCCATTGTATCAGCCATTATGTATATTGGTTAGAAATAAAAATTCCTGATAATACGAGATAAAGAGGTAGCTTTCACCACCTCTTTAGATTCCTACTACCAAGAGTAAGATAATGTACTTGCAGATTCGATTCTAACAAGAGCATCTGGTTGCAAGATAATTGAAGCAATAGCCATCTTCCATCCAACAATTGAGAATAATCCAAGTGGATTATAACTGTCTTTGTTGTTTCTAGAAATGAATGTTGTTTCATATGCTTGTAATTGAGATACTCCATAAGCACCTTCTCCAAATACATATGTTGGATATACAGTTACAGTTGAAGTGAAGCTCTGTACAAAGCTAGATTCAATGATTCTAACTCACATAAGAGTTCCAATTTCTCCAGCTACTATATCTTTTACAAGATCAGTATATTTCTTTACTTCTACCCAAGCATTTCCTCATACTTGTTCTCTCATATCGAAAGATACATTTGGATGCATAATTCCTACATATCCACCAGCAAAAGGTTTAGCACCTTTAGTAGACAAGAAAGCTCTTGCCTTGTTAATTTCAGTAGTAGTCATTATATCTGTTCATGCTACTGTTGCACGAGATGTAGCAGATCCTGCATAGATTACATTAGTTCCGTTAGTAGACAATTCAGTCTGTACTACTTCATCGATAATTCTACTAGCATTGTGAGCTAATTCTACCATAGCTTGTCCTACTACATTAAGCAATGTAGTATCTTCTAAGATATCAGTTATCTGAGCTACTTGTCCGTATTGTACACATGATACACTGATAGTACTGATTGTAAGATCAGTGAATGCAGGAGTAACTCATTCAGTAATTTGAGATGAGCTTGCATCTGCAGTAGATTTAGACATCCTAGCCCATTGTACTGCTGAGTATCCTTTTTGAGATACTGGTCATTTACCAAATTTCCAAAACACTAAGTTTGGCTCTAAATTCTCTAAGAATTTTTTATTCAAGTATTTATGAAACAAGTCAGTTGTTCCAGATGCTTGAATGTTGCTTGTTTGCATCATGGTTAAAAAGTTTGTTAAGAATAAATGTATTTATCCCACCAGATGCAATCTTTTTTTTAGAATGGACTGTTTCCACTCATGATTTGTCTGGTGAGTTCTTGCTCCATTGCTTTTGTATCCATGTTATCCATAGATCCACTGCTGAGCATTCTATTATCTCATAGCACACTTGTCCCTCCAGATCTTTTATTCATTTCTTGCTGATCATACTCCACTCAGACTTTACCATTATACAAGGATATTAAGTCTTCAGGCTCTAATCATTTGTAAGCATCTTGTTTAGACATCTCTTTTATAGCATTTTTAGACTCTTCTGAGATTCACATCTCATCCATCATCTGTCCCAACATTCACTCTTTCATGCGAGATTTTTCAGATTTGATTTCATTTATACGATTTTTCTCATATGAGATATCGTTTTTAAGTTGTTGGATTTCCTCCTCCTTCTCATCAATGTCATCAAACTCATCGCTTTCTTGAGCTTCTTTGAGTTGCTTTTCTAGATCTGCAATCCTTTGATCCTTACTTGCAATCAATTCATCCTTTTCTGCAATAGTTCTGTTTTTCTTTTCCATTGCTTTCTGAAAGTTAGACTTCTTTCATTCAGGTTTAGCTTCAGACTGTACATTTTCTGAAGTTTCTTTAGTCCCAGTATCCGCTGTCAGTTCAGCAGTTGACTGTTCACTACCATTAACTAAATTTGAAAGATCATCTCTTCATTGGAGTTGCTCCATAAGCTCATTTGAGCTCATTTCTTTTTCTGCCATGTTATAATAGTATAGAAATAAATCACGGCGTATTTCTATCGCCTATAGCTTTTTGAGGGGTAAGCATCACAAACTCCCAGCGACAATACGCTCTTTATCCTACTCAGTGACATGGAAGTCTGAGTAGGGGAAAGAGAGCATTACCTCTCTAATTTTTTCACCTCTTGTCTGTATTTCTCATTCATTTGAGCAATCAGATTATCGGTTGCTTCCTTGTTGACTGCATCGTATGGAGCTTTTAGTACTAGACTCATTCACCATACCAATGCACCATTTAGATTCAGTTCATCATATTTCTTCTCCCTTATTTTTGTATAATCATGAGCACTTACAGTTATTTGTCTATCCCATTCATCTATTTTCTCTGCTACTATCTTCTCCAGCACTTTCCATCACTGAGTAGATAGCATCTGTTTTAGATATATTTTATCCTGATCAGTTATCTCCATATCTTACTTCTTAGAGGATAAATCATCAATAGCCTTTTTTGCTCTTCATATATCTTTTTGGATACTTTCTCTATCCTCTTCTGTTTGAGCATCCTTCAGTTTTGTTTCTAATATCTTCATGATTTTATTCCATTCTTGTAGCTCCACATCTTTCACATCTATATCTATCTTGTTTATGGTGTTATTTTCTGCAGGCTCTAATTGTTTTATTTTCCCTGTTGAATCCAGATCTCATTGCTGATGTGACTGATACTGATAGTATGCTTCATCTATCCTTCAGTATTTTTTCATCATCATGAATTTATCATCAGGTACTCACTCATAGCTATCTCTATCATAAGCAATCCTCAGAGGCATACCATAAAACTCAGATAATATTAGAGCTCGTATATATAGCCACTGTTCTCTATTCTCAGATTTTGATATACTGTTAGCTTTCTGCTCAATTTCTTCTGCAGTTATATCTGGTATTTTTTTTCATGTAGTTCTTAACCATGCATATACTTCATACTTCCATGCATTTTCAGTAATATAAGGATCATTCTTTACTCACTGTTGCATCTGGAATAAATATGTTGAATGAGAAGTTTCTCTTTTTCACATCTCATTTGCATACATTGCATCTATCAAATCCATGTCTTTTATATTTACAAATTAAACTAATGAAGCATACCATTCTTTTAGAGCTTTTGCTTCTTCTTCTTTTACTCCATCCAATTTTCATTCAAAAAGATCTTTACTTGTAATTCCATAGAATTGGATAATCTTTCTAATTTCTTCTGGAGCTTTAAGTAGATTTACTGGTTTGTATTCTTCCTCTTTTATTGTCACTTTCCCTGTATTCTCCTTTTTTGTTTCTTTCACTTCATTCTCGATTTTTTCTTCGCAAATCTCTTCTGTTACCACTTCTTCGTTTGGGGTAACTACTTCCTCTACTGGAATGTTCTTTTTCTTTGCCATCTTTATTAGATTAACTTACTAAAATAGTTGATCCTTTGGATAATCTTTCCAACGGTATCATTATATGTTGCCAGCTCTTGCTCGAGCTTTCTCATATATGTATAACTTTGTACGATTTCTCTTTCGTACTGTTCTGCACCTCATGCAGATCATTCATTTTCTTCATGCCACTTTGCTAGTTCCTCTTTCTGTTTTTTAGATAATCCACGAATCATTGGCTCATCTATTACACTTACATCATCATCTTCTTTTAACAATCACACATACACTAGATCTCTTTTAATTTTGCTCCATCACTCATCTATTAGAGCTTGAAGTTCTGCTATTGCTATACAGAAATCTAGATAATCTCCTTTTAGTCTACATACTTTACTTGTAATATCGTCAGGAGTTACGATATTCATATCCACGTCATAATTTACCATGTCTATAATTATTAAGAATTAAATGTTACATAGGTTGGTATAGTTGTTGTCTTCATGTGTTAGCCACTATCTGTTTATTAGCTCATGCCATTGCATCTACATTATCTATTTGATTTATTTGTTGTTCCTGTTGTTGCTGAGAATTCTGATATGCTCGCATACAAGCAGATATAGCTCTCTGTTTAGCAGGAGTATCTTTTGCAGTTTGATATACCTGTAGCTTGCAGAATCGATCAGCATTATCATCTGCAAATTCTACATCCATATCTTCACTAAGCATATCTCTTTCTTCTAGAGCTTCCTGCTCAGGAGGATATGCAAAGAATGCATCTATTTCAGAGTTTGATAATCCTTGTCTATATGCTATATCTCTTTTTAGTAGTATTAGAGTATATGGAGGAGTATTTGGATCAGATGCACATATCTGAAGCCAGTTAGTTAAGCTAGGTAGCATATTTTGATTTCTCAGTTTTATCTCACTAGCATTTACTATCTCTATATCATATTGTCATTTCAGGATATTCTCTCTCTTGAATACATCTCTCACACTAGATATTGCTTTGTTTAATCTGATTCTCTTTACATCTTTATGTGAGAAATAGTGACTCATCCATACTCGATATAACCATGCTTTCTGCTCTCTTCACCATCCTAATACATGATCAGTTAATGCTTGGAGTAAGTTAGCATTTTGCTGTTTTACACTTGCCTCTGTTGCAGTCTTCACTTTAGAGTCTGCTACTCACTGAGTCAAGCTATCGATATGTGTTTGTTGTTTAGCATTCTCTTTTGCTCTATCTAGTAATGAGTAGAAATCTCCTCACATCTCTTTTTCAGGTAGCTCAAATATCAAGCTATCTATAGATCTACTCATGTCCATGATATCCACAGGAAAGTACTGATTCTGAAGTGTTTGATGTTTCAATGCATCCATATTTGTATTCAGTATATTCCTATCCATGAATATTTTACCTCCTAGAGCATTCCTAATTATGTTAATCTTGAATAAGTTCATCAGTAATGTTTCTAGCTTTTGGTCATCAGCTATCACATCCCATAGACTTGTTCATCGTGGATCTCTGCTATCTGCATCTTCATAGTATAGTACCACAGGAAATTTGTATTGTTTATCTTTACATTTTCTTAATTCATCTACACATCTGATATCTAGGATTATATCCTCAAACATATACACAAGTAGGGGAGTATCTTTCCATGTACAGTAGTGGTGGTATAGTGTTACCAAATTCTTCTGTTGTATATATCACATTCAGATTCATCTGTTAGTTTTTTCTTCCCACTCAGCCATAGTCCTTTGAGGATCTTCATATCATCTAATCCTTGCTAATACCTCATCTTTATTCTTGAGATTTAGTTTTTTAAATTCTTCTACACTCATTACTGTAGAGAATCCAAATCGTCTGAAGTTGTTTATAGTACCATATCCATCAGGATCAGGATAGATTGTTCTTGGATGTACTCTTTTGTAAATAGGTGCTTTAGTTTTGTCATTCCATCCACAGCATACTTCTATTCATACTCAGTATCTATCGATATCTTCTCACATGAAGTATTCCATGATATTCCATTTTTCATGTTTGTGGTCATATTCATAACATTTAGTTAGTCCTCATGCTTCTCTATCTGAATACAGATCTCTACTACAAAATTCTACCTGAGCATCATTCATCCATCTTAGAGCTTGTTTTGTTGAATGTATGCTATAAAACATCTTGCTTCTATATTTTTCTTCAGGCTTATTTATTGCATCTATATCTGCTTGCTGTGTGAATATCTGATTCTTTTGTACATTAGCATTTAGTCATAGAGCTACCTGATCTAGTACCATTTTTTCAAATTTGCAAAATTCATCCCCCTCTATTACGAAAGGTTTATCTCACATTCATACTTTTACCTTATCTTTAAGCTCTTCAGCCTCTTTCATTCCATCCATGCATGAAAATAAATATTTCTGGTTTTGGCGACCACGATAATATCAGTCTTCTTATATCAGCCTTATAAATACTTTTTTTACAAAATCAAAAATTACCATTTTCAGGATATTTTATATCTAAATGGTAATTCTTGACTGGTATTTTTTTAGCGAGAATTTCTTGTATTTCTCGTGCTTCTAGATTTTGTTGTTCTTGTGCTTCTACTGCTTCATCCACTTGTTGTAGTTTTCTTTTCTTTATCTAGAGCTTGTTGCTGTTTATCTTGTCCACCTCAGTATATCCAGTATCGATATTTTCATATTACAGGTATTAGCTGATATGCAGATGGATTCCTCCAGTTTATACTTCCATCGTCTTTAAATGCTTTATATATATCTTTAAATGGATAGTTTATAATATTTGTTGCTGGCAGTGTCGTAAACAAACTTGTAATTGCATCTACAGGATCATTCTTCATTTGCATTATAGTATATCTGCTTAATCCAAATAATTTCAATACATTATCTTCCATTTTCTCCCAAATTTGCTCTGATCATATTTTTTCTCACATGAGCCATCTCAATATCAAGCTATTACTTCTTCTTCGCATTGTAATATCTTTTAGCTCATCTGCTCATACTCCAAGTAATGTCATTATAAATACCATATTTGCTATCTGTACCACTCTAAGTAATTTATCAGTAGTAGACAAATTTTTAAAGTTTTTAGTTTGTTTTTTAGTCTCTTGTAATACATAATCTAGTTGTTTTATACCAAATGTTTTAAACTGATAGAATAATCTTCCATTTGGATTATTAAGATATGCTTTTGGCATCTGTGCTCTTGTTAATGGCTGAATATCTCACAGCTTCATGTACATTACCAATGCTACATCTTCACTAAATACTCAGTTTTTTAGGTCGTTAATTATTTTATCAGTCATATATTCATCATCAGTTATTTTCATTATATCCCTTCTTAATTGTGGATCTCCATTTTCTCATTTCAATGCTCGTTTCTTTCGCTTATTCCATGTACTCTGAATAAATGTAGACTTTCATAATGTATCAAATCTAGAGAATAATGTTAGTTTAAATACATTATGTATTGCTTTCTGAAGTAGATTCTTCTGACTATTTATATTTGTATACTCTTCTCATCTATTTAGGACTCACATATCTTTTAAATCAAATGCTTTTCTACTAGCAAATACATCCCATACTGCTTTTAGAGTTTCTTTCCATCCATTCTCATATACACTAAATGATAGATCTCATAATTGTGTCAATGTAGAGGATGGACTTCATAGAGTAGTTAATGTTGCTATATCTCTCCATGTTTGGATAGCTTTACTAGGATTAGCATCATTAAATACTGCTTTAAGCAAATCCATTAGTTCATCTTGCTGGTCTGGATCTAATCCATTCTTTTCGTTATATACATAATCTGCTAATGTGTGTACATTTCAGCTTCTACTTTTTCACAAGAATTTTGCTCTTTCTATACTCTGAGTCATTCATTCTATGTATGAGATTAGAGTAGATATAGGATCATCACAGTATTCCAACATCTTAGGAGTCCATTTTATTTCAGTATTCCTTTTCTTTAAATGAGCATTTCAAATATTTATATCAGCTCCCTGTTCTCATCATACAATTACTTCGTTAATAATTGCAGTTATTTCAGATTCTTCAAGAGGTCATCACTTCTTTTGAGATTCTTCCATAATCTTTTTTTCTATTTCAGAGGCTATGTCTTTTTTATTTACCTTCATTAGTTCCTCTAAGAATTTTCTTGGAGCTTTTACACTCAATGGATAATAACTTCATAAGTAATTTATATTTAGTCCAACATCATCTGCTTCTAAGTATATTTGATCCAATAATTCAGTAGGTACAGTCACTCAGTATTCTTTGAGCAATCCATTAGCATATCATATATTTCTATTTGCTAGGTTTACCCATATATCCATGAATCTTACAGGATTTTCTTTTCTTATTTTCTTCATAGCTTTCAAGAAAGGATCTATTTCTTTGAGCCTTTGATTAGTTTTTATGTCTTTATTTTGGAAATATCTCATTACTTCTCTATAAATCTTTGGACTTATTTCTCTTATCCTTGTGCTTACAGGAGTTATAATATCTGAAGAAAACTCTTTTATACTTCACCATACAGTCTTATCTGATTTCGTGCTTTTAATAATTTTATCTACTCTTTCCTTTTCTGATTTACTATTTTCTCTTTCTTTGTCTATCTCTACATCCATAATATTATCTTTTGCTTCTTTTAACCTCTTTTTTGTATTATCTTCTCATTTCTCTTCTGCCAGTCTCTTAAATTCATCTACTTCTTTTTGTCACTTCTCTTCATCTCTACCTAGCAAGATATCCAGATCTATATCTTCTATCTCTCACAAGTTCTTCTCAGCATCTTTTCTCTTCATAGTATTTTGCCAGCTTAGTCATTCTATTATGAATCTTACTTCTTCATCTACCGCCTTATTAAAATCTTTTATAGCCTTTTCTCCATATTTTTTAGGTGGAAATTTTAAATCTTCTTGTTCTGTAATTTTTTTCCATTCTTCATCTGTAAATCACCATCTCTTTTTAATTTCGTCCTCAGTTAAGAATGGATATTTCTCAAATCGTTGCATATCTACTAATCTCTGGAATGCTTTCATCCTAACATTTCTTTTGTATTCATCCTGCTTTTTCTTTGCCATAGCTTCCTGTCTTTCTTTCTTTTGTCTCTCTTTTTCAGCTTCTTCTTGAGCCTTAGTCTTTTCTAATGCTCTCACTTCTTGAGTTATATCCTTTAGAGTCACTTTAGTTTTAGTAGTACCTTTATTTATTTTCTCCATCACTTTCTTAAATTGTTTTGGATCTTTAGCTTTATCTAGTATTCACTTTTGTCACTGAGGAGTTTTCCATTCTAATACTCTATCTACTGGACTGAATATTTCTGAGAAGTTTCATGATTTTTCTATTTTGTCTCGCTTTTCTTGTGGACTTTCTATCTTAATATCTTTAGCTATCCAGTCACCATTATTATCTTTTCTAAAGTACTTTAGTTTTTCTTCTATCTTATCCTTTCCTAGCATTTCCCATTCAGCTTCTTTGTCCCATGCACTTTCCTGATCTTTATATGTTGCATCTTCAAATTTTAGTCATGGATACATCCAATCAAATATATCCTGAGCAAGTTGTTCTCTCTTTTTCTCCACTTCTGCCTGCTGTCTATCTCTTACTTCTTTACTTACATTCTTTCAGAATTTCTTTCCCACATTTCATTCTTCTTCTAATAATTTTACAGCTCTTAGTTGGAGTTCAAGCATTTTTGGATCATTCTCTGCTTCTAGTAATTCTTTCATTTTCTCATCATATTGTCTTTGTTGCTTATCTCACCATTCATTTATTCATTGTATAAACTCATTAAATGTTAGCTGGTCATCTTTATAGTTCTGATCATTGTATTTTATCCATGCATTATAGAATGGATTACTCTTTTCTTTTTCTTTATCCTCTTCTATCTG